TTGACATTTATAAGTGTGCATATCGGTCACACCGTAAGGTTTGTTACAAAAACGAAACCCCGCGGGGGTCTCGATAAAAAAAATACAAGGCCCCCCCTGAAACGTAAATGTTATCCCGTTTCAGGTCTGCATATCCGCAGAGCCGTTATACTCAGTACACTGATAAATGTCCTGACTATAAATTTTGAGTAATGAATCCAGGCTCCCCCCGACTTTCGTCAGAGGCCTGTACGAAACATAATCAACATCTTATTAAGTAGTCGTCCTAATAAGTTATAGTTGACCGTTATTTTTCTAACGTGGCAGAGTTGCACTGCAATATTTACTCTTGCCCAATAAAGCCTGGGCCGGGCTGTCCTACTTCGCAAGAACGTGCGGTCAAAGAGTTTTGTCTCCTTAACTAGTATAATGTTTTAAAATCGGTTTTTAAACCGACTCTTTCTTTTCTTCCTTCTTTTCCGTAACGACTGTAGAAAAGTAGGGGACTACAAACATCATTGTAAAATCGTCTCCTCCATTGATCCACCAATTATCTGATGGTAAAATGCTTGTTGAAGTCAAATCCAACGTGTTATTTTCATAACACGATGGATGAACAAAAAGCAGATCCTGGTTCGGCATGGGTTCATAATAAGAATCAGAATAGTAAGGCATGTTGCATCCTTCTACAAACTGATTATAAGTTCCATTTAATGAAAGCCACGCCACTCCTTCTGTGATGTCTGGTGCGTTTGAGCCTGTGTGTATGATTAGCGGTCTTAAAGAATCTCCCGCTGTGTCTTTAAAATTTTGTCTTCTAATGGTTCTTGATCCTTTCCAAAATAAGAAAAATCTTTTCATGCACTCAAACACGCTGTCACCAGTTGCTTGTGATCTGACTATTGTTCTGAACGTATTAGTAGGCGCTGGACGCTTTACTAAATCATTCACTGATCCAATAACTTCTACCGCTGCTCCTCCCTTCTCCATACTCTGAGAAACTGCTTTGATTAATGGCTCAAAAGGTTTTTGAAACTCTTGTCTTATATTCATTTGGTCCTTGTATCCAATTCGGTTGCGTTTGACTTCTGGAAAAGTCGTCCACCCTTTAGGTACTGCAAGTTGAAAATCCTCGCCCGCTGCTCGCCAAATGTTTACGTACACTTTTGGTGTACTGACTGCATTACTTCCAATTATGGGCGTGATCATTTTGATAACTAACTCTGGTGCGTCAGTTCCAACTGACCACGACCATGGTCTAGCAAACAAATAAGGTACCATGACCGTTGTCGTCGTGTCTCCCTTAATATCTAAATATCTAGTAGTAATATCTCCTACGTTAACTGCAACTCCTCCATAGTTCAGAGAAATTGCAACACGAAATTCGTAGAATGCTGGCATAACGAAGTGTATCAAGTACTTAATACTTCCGCGCCAGAAAACTGCGTTATTGGCTACTGTAAATAGATAGTCCCTAAAAGGAAATGAAATGCCTTTTACATGCGGGTAACAATATGTTGTCCAGGATGTCGTTGTTCCATCAAAGGTAACCTGGTCAAATAAAGTTGGTGTTTTTGCTATTTGTGCTAAGCTCATGTGTGAGGTCTCCATACCATACATAACTGGCGCCGTTTCTACTTTTGCGTTAGGGTACAAAGATATCTGTGTGACATCTTCTACTGCTGCCGCTAAGTTCTGTTCTCTGTACGGTGCTGAATTACTCGGTAATTTTTCCACTACTGGTTTAGACAAATTGCCTGCATATGAATTGATCGCGTCCGCGACAGGGTTCCATATCTGCCCTACTACTGGTGCTTTCCTTGCCATTTGTGAGATAGTTGACACTACTGCCTTCGTGTCAAATCCCTCAGTTTTGGCCTTAGCCTCCTTATTACTTACGAATTTACTTTGCGAGACGTACCCAGAAACTTGAACATTTCTGAATGACGCCCATACATTTACTGGACACGACGCCAAAATTCCTTGTGACGTCGCTGTTAATGTATTTAACTGCTGAATGACCACCATTGAATGTGCATTGGTTGTTTTAAACAAGTTCCAATCAAACCAATCTAAAGGGTGGTACCACGGAATGTCAAAAGTAACTGAATCTTGAGTCGAAGCTCTCAATACAGCCGCTTGTGGCATCCCAGCGCAAACATTCAAATATTTAAGTGTATTTTTCGTTCCCGGTACTGGTATTACCGCAGCCAGTAGTGTGCCTTGGTGATAAGGTGTGCTTGACAACTTTATTTCGACATGAACATCGAAACGAACGTAACGATATTTTTTGAAAACATCGCTAATTGAAGAAAAAACCGCTAAAGCAGAAGGAAAATCAATGGTCTGTGGTAGTGTTGTTGGTGTCCAATTAAAACTAGCCACTAAGAAATTCCTCTCTACTAAATCTTTTGGTACAGATATATCATATGGTTGAGAAATGTTACGAGTAACATCTCTTGTTGTTTCCATGCTAACTTCTATGATATTAGCTGATTCCTCAAATGTGTTCAAACCTGGTGATGTTGTCGACACCGGGGTTGGCGCGTTTGTTAAAGCCTGATCCGCGCTTTGCTTTACTTCTGATGTTGAAATTGCTGTCCCGTTTCACAGTTCGGTCTAAGTACGGACATTTCCTTAAACCACTGAATGAGCTTTTCTTGAAAAGTCCCTTCATCTCGCTTATGCTCTGCGTGACTAGGTAACTACCTTTCTGAAAACTTCCTTGCTATCGGAAGAAAAGACGCCGTTTGGTGATGCTACCCACAATTTATACCGTCGAGTGAAGACAAAATTCATTAATTATTGAGTTGATCTTAAATACATATCTTCGCGAACGTCAGCCCAGTTATTCCTGTACAAATAACTTGGACCTAAGTACGCTAAATACCCATTAAAGATCTTCTTATATTTTTCAAAATCCTCCTCTCCATAACGTGCAATTTCCATCATAGCCGTAGCCACGATAACTGCAAATTGTGCATCAACAGTTTTATCTGTTGGTTCCATCATCCATTGCGTCATAACGTGAATTGATTCACGATTCAACCTACCATAAATTCTTCCATCCATCTCATGAAAACTTCGTTTTAAAAATTCCATATCCTTCAATTCTACCATGTTATTATCTCCTGAAATTTTAAAACAATTAGTTGATTCGTAACCAAAAAACGTCTTAAGTAAATGTCTAAATAATCCTACATCCACCTCCAATCCTGGCACAAAAGTCATTACTTTATCATCTCCAAATACTTTCATTCTACATATCTCCTCAAATTTCTTATCTGGAAACATTATTTTAATGGCAATTCTATTTTCTACTGAGTTAGCCACTGTATTATCAATACATGTGGTTAAAACACCTGAAAATTTTTGCATAATAAAGTAAACTTCTGAACCTATAACTACATACGCAGCATTGTTAATGTACACCACTGCAAAAACACATCCTACTAAATATTCATCGGTAATCATGTACCAAAGACAGTATTGTACTGGAAAAGCATCGATGAACGATACACTTTGAAAATGTATGTCCCATTGACTTGCGTCATCTGCTATGCCTTTCGTTCCTACTACTTTCAAGTACTGATACATGAGATCCCACGCTGAAGAATAAGGATTAATGCCAACTGCGCTGTCTGAGAAAAAATTATTTGCTTCCAAAGCTGAAATAAAATCTCCTAAAACCATGATAGTAACAATCATTTCCGCAAAAGCTCCCATAAAGAAAGCTCTTGTTTTTGCCTGATCTACTCTATCATTTGGTCTTGGTTCGTCTTTCAAACAAAACAAGACCATGTGCGCCGGTATTTTTTTATTCTTCACGCATTCAAAAAACTTATCTATTTTCCAATCTACTCTATAATCTAACCATACTTCTTTTCCTACTTTTACAAAACGTTTCTTCTCCTTCTCAGTAAGCACATCATAATGTTCTTGTGCTGTTAAAACATACTTACTTTTCTTCCCAAATTCTTTTTGATAACAATAGGCCATAGAAGTATTTCTAGAAATAGAATGCGAATTTAAAATTTTAAGACTTCCTGCAATTGCTTCTTCTTTCGTTTGTAATCTACCTGAAGATCCTCTCAAAGCCTTATCATTAAAAATTCCTTCCCAATACTCTTTTACGTGCCACTCATCCCAACTAACATGTCTTTTCTCTTTCAATCCCCGAAGAGATATTCCAATCAAATCACGTTCCTTATCCTGCAATATAGCTGGTCTGTGTGTCATTTCAAATGGTAAAGGAGTTCTCTTAACTACTCCATCGATTTTACTAAAAGCGCCGTCCGTCCCTACTGGTGTTTTTAGTAATTTCGTTCTGTGCGGCCAAGAAAAAGTCTGTGAAACTTTCCCCACATACTGCATTCCCAATAAGTCTTTTCCTAAACAAGGCGTAAATTTGACAGGATCATCCGGATGTTCTAAAGGTCCTACTAGTTCATAGTACCTAAATTGATCTTGGATAGTCTTTGTCTTTAAAATTTCGTCTCTAAACTCGATAAAATCCTCATAATAAACTGGTGAAAATATAGCATCGTGTTGTCCGCCTGCTACATGAATACCTGCTATTTTTCTTTGTACTTTAGGATTAAAAAGAATGAACATTTTACCACAATCTCCTGCTTGGGTAACATGAGCAATTTTCGTTAAAAGTGCCTTGCTCACACTACACGCATCAAACAATTCATTCTTTTCATAACTACATATTTCTGATCTGTTAGGAACTATTGCAAAATAATCCTCATATTTTTCGCCCAACGATGTGGGCGGGTCAATTCGACCCACATTAGGTTGTCCAACCATTGATTCATCTGATTTCCTCGGCAAATGCACCGAAATGTCTTTAACATGCTGTGTTGATGGTATGCTAAAGAAACAAACATCCGAATCTTCATGGATGTAATACTTAAGCTCTGAAAAAAATCTCTCATAAGGACAATAAGATTCCTTTGTTGGATACAAAATAATCTTTTTGATTCCTTTTAATTTAAACATATGGCTTGCAGTAACAAAAATGGTGTTACCCAATCCTACTGCAAATTGACATACTGCATTACCTGTATCTAATTGAACTTCTAGTGCATAAGTATTCCTCCAAACAATTGGCGCCAACTGATACGCTGCATCATCCTGAAATTGATCGACTTTTGGTGCCGGTCTTTTCAATTTCGGAATGTGTTTTTGTCTCATCTTTTCCAAATACTTGGCGTTTGATTGATCCGTAAAATATGAAGTGTCTTGCTCTTGCAAAGGGCTTAAATTCAATAATGTAATTCCTATTCCTGCGAAAATTCCCGCAACCGATGCAATTATCATAACTCCGTCATACTTTTCAATCAAAGTTGCCAACTTTCCTTTAGAATACTTACAAATCGAATCCCAATGTCTTTTCTCAAAATCATACAAAGCATGTAAATTACGAACCATTGCTGGAAAATAATGAACCTGCTCATGTGTCACAAAACCCCAAGACAAAAGTATGTCTTTTAACTCCTTATCCTGCTCCATCATAGCATAAAGCTTACTTGTTCTTGGAATGTAACCTCCTGTTCCGAAATCTATCCTATCTAATGTCTTCACATCAAACTTGTCCCAATTTTGCATCATGTAAGATAGAAAACAGTTAATCAAATCATCATCTACGTTCGCTATACCTACAGACAAGAAATTGTCTGACCATTCTCCTAACTTAGTTTTAACTCTAACACCGTATCGAGCGAATGTTCCATCGCTCCATCTAATATCTGAGAAAATCGTTTTTCCTTTGTCCTTCATCTTAGCAAATGTATTCAACATATGTTCCTTTGTTCTAGTAATTTTATCTCCTGTCAAATCTACATAAGCTTTAATGAAAGACGGATGACAATATCCCAAATAATAAGATACATTAATAGTAGGATACGTGTGTAAACTCACTTTCCAAATTGATATTTTTTCTACAAATTCTTTCCAAGCTGCAGTGGCTGCCCTTGGAGGGGCATCATCTAAGTCCAAAGGTTGGACTTGCTTCTTTCTCATAAATCTACACTGATCCTTCTTTTTAAGTAAGGGTGTCAAACCTGTTCCATCATCTTCTGTCGTCGTTAAATCTTTCTTCTTATCTGCTGTAGTTTTAGGGATTTCATCTCCGTCTACTCCATAAGTAACCATTTTTGGTATTTTTCTAACAAAGTATTTACCATAATCTGCAGGCTTTGCTTTCACCTGTGCCTCTAGAAAATTATCTTTATATTTACCATAAACAGCTCTTACGAAGTCCATGATCTCACCTGCTCCTTCGAAAACAACTCCGTCCTGTTCATCAATCGCTCCTGAATCAGGATCAGGTGAATAAACCTCCAAAATCCAATTGTCCAACGCTTCCGCATCAAACTGACTCGCTCCGTTTCTTTTATCTTTAGGTTTCAACCTCGTTTTAACTACAAAATCTCTTCTTCTTTTAACTGCTCTAATATCAGATATGCCATCAAATCCATCAAATTCCTTCTCCGTCATATTAGTTGATGACATAATAATTTTAGAGCGAAAAGAAGTGTTTTCCTTAGCTCCAATGGCTGCCATGTGTAAGGCATAATCCGCATCGTTTCTCGCTCTGATCAACGAAAAAGCTTCTGCAGATTTTAGCTCTTTATTCTGAAACAAATCATCAAAAATGCAAACCCATTGATTATTATATCTATCCCAATACTCCTGTTCGGTATTACGCTTATAAATCATTGCCTCAGAAAAAATTTCTGGTCCTTCCACGTCTTTATACAATTGCTCATCGTGTTCCTTGAGATATTGGTAAAAAAGACGTGGGAAATGATGTTGAAAATTAGACTTACCTTGATTCGGCCCTGCTACTAAATAAATCCACACAGGTTTCATCCTAGTTGATTCAAATTTAATTTTAGGCCAAATAGACAAGAAAGTATTAGATGCCATTCCTAATGCAATGTTAATGCTAGCTGTCAACGAAGGGTCTACAGTTTGCAAAAATGGTTTCATCTCCCTTAAATCCATATAATCCTTTACGAATTGTTTTTGCTCTTCTAAACCCCTGTTTTCGATGTCTTTAATACTAACTGTAACAACCATAGCATTAATCCTATTCTTAAACTCTGTTGCATCTCGTGTGTCCTGGAAAAAATCTACTCCTGTTATAAACTTCCAACTCTTATCAATGACCCATTTAAGGATCGACTGAATTTTTCCTAAAAATGTAAAAATATTATTCATAGCTGCAGAAAAATTTCCAAGTTCCTTTAACTTCTTTTCCCAACTGTCACCAACGAACTTAGCTGTCAACTTGTTCGCCCTAACATTCATAGTTTCCAACCACGACTCCATACTCCAGGAAAACAAATTATATCCAAACATCTGATCCACGTGCTCTGGCGGATCATCTTCCAATTCAAGTGTTTTAAAATGTAAGCTCGGTAAAAGTATTGAGCAATACTTGTAAATTATTTTCTTTCCTAAAAGTCCTAGTAATACTGCTACAATTACCGCGCCCATGCCTAAAGCAAAACCTGTTAAAACATCTCCTATCCGTGACTTAAATCCAGCAACCTGTGCAATCACTGAATCCCATACTGGTTTAACTTCCTTCATCCATCCTTTCGCAAGAGTGGATCCTACTCCTTCCAATTTACCATTGAACCATTCAAACATTTGGTCTGTTTTACCTTGTAATAACAGAGCCAAAAGTTTATGATGATGGTAATAATGAATAAAGTAGTACTTAACAATCAAATGTCTTCCTCCTTTTCCTGGTTCCGGTGAACCACAAGTTTCCACTCTTCTCATATTCGGATTGTTCATAAATTTTCTTTCTACTTTGTGGAGTTGTTGTAATCCATAACCTTCCTCAAATGCTGTGAAGAGACTACGTAGCACGCCAGTGGGCAATGCTACGATACGGTTAGACGCATAACCTTGTCTCAATAGTAACTCATAAAAATGATAGCAATCTATTTCTAGATCGCCTGTTAATGTCCATTTCTCAGATTGTTCCAGAGAATTGAACTTATTCCTATAAGTCACAGTCAAGCTGTCTCTTTTTTCGTCTCTTTGTCGCGCTCGTTTGAGCCGGCGCTGCTCTTTCACATCATAATTGAAATCCGCTGGTCCTGGATTCAATTCAACTCCTTCTTTTAACCATTCTCCTGCCGTCTTAACTCTTTCCTTAATTAATCCAATATCTTCATTAATACATTCTTGCTCTGTTAAGCCTTGAACCCATTCATCGAACTGTGGTTTGGTCATCCATGTTCCGCGTACAAAATATTTTCTTGACTTTTCCAAATCCGCCCAATCTACAGTAATGAATGATCCTGTACGCATCAAACAATACCTGTTCACAATAGTGTAAGAATAATAAAAATTCGTAATTAACAAAAACACATCAACCATCGGAGGATAGTCTATGTACATTGCAAAAATAACGAAAAGATTGTGTAAGAAGTGAATTCCGATCGAGTATTCCAAATCACACACGCCTGTTGCAGCGTGCATGAAAATTCTATTCATGTTCCAAAGTCCTTGCAAATAGCTTTCACCAATTGCGAAAACCAAGGAAACAATCAAATTCACATAATACTGATTGTACGTAATTACTTTCCACGCTCTGAAGTGTTTGATCAACTCTTCATAAAATGGTGCTGTCAATGTAAGGAAAATTAAAAGAAATGAAATCGGTCCAGGATTAGGTTCAATCCCTTCCTTAGTCAAATCTTTTTGGTATTCCTTCTCTCCGTGCTTCATTTGCCATAAAACGTGCATAACAGTGTGTTGTGCTGCCCCAAAACAAATCGCTCTCATTGTTTCCAGTGATTTGTTGTGTAACATACAAAGCATTCTGATCGACATAAATGTGGTCAACCCCAAACCTTGATCATAATGAGGTATCTTGTTCGAAACTGTAATCGATCTAAAATACAAGTATGATTGCAAATACACGTCTCTCTCGTCGTAACTGCATCCATGTGAAGCTAAAGTCTTCAGTACCAATTCGGCTTTATCGTTTCCAATTTGTATTTTAAAATTCTTATTGTCGTGGAGACAATAAAACCATCCACCTTCGAATTCCCATCTAAAGAACGACTGGTTCAAAATAACATTCCAATCAACTCTACCATCGTACTTTATCTGAATCGCTTCTCTTTGGCTTTCATAGCCAAACTTAACATCTGCCATTTTAACTGCAGGCTTACGTAATTTCTTCTTTACGTTCTCATTGTAAGCCTCAAAAACCTTTTCTCCATCTTCTTTCACTTTCTTATGTGCGGCTTCTGAGGGTGCTACTCGTGTGTATTGTGTCTTCTCATTCATGAGTATGTCCTTCCCTTTAATGTTGCCTTGTGCCGCAACATCAGTGAAATTTCTAACGACCACTGGTGTGATCGGTGCTCTCCTCACTAACTCCTGGTTAATTAAACCAACAATGGTTTTAACCGCTTCCTCTTCTTCTTGCAACAAACGTTGCTGCTCTTTAGTCATATCCATTGCGAATAATAGTAAAATTTTCTTGCTGTCAAATATCGTTACCTGAAAGACGTACGCCCGATATTTTAGTTACTGTAAAATCGCTGTAACTTGAATCCACACTACTAAGTATTACGTGACGAGGGTGGGTCTTTAATACTTTTTAGTAGCCCCGGGATTTACGTTCCCAGGCGAACGGGCACAGCAGTGCTCCTGCTCCTCTGTCTCGACAGTCATAGAATCGTTACTTCTACAACTTCGACGTGGGATGAGTTTTAGAACGTGCGTGCAGTCTAATAACCCCCCGAGGTACTTTTTGGTTGTGTCAGTCTTACTGTCCACTTTTAAATTATAATTTTTATTTATTTTTACTTTTATATTTTTTTATGTTTTTCATAAATACGGGATAATAAGCCATTAAATATATTCATACTAATACGGAAATAAATTCCTAATCCAAAATATGTCCAATTAAGGACGTATCTCCCTATTCGAAAATTACTAATTTTACTAAAATATCTGATTTTAGTTCAAATAAATTTCAAAAAGGTGCCGTTCCCGATGATACTTTTACGTTTTGAATTCATCCTAATATCTCTAATAATACTCCTATAAATAATGTTCATTAAACGATATTTACGTTCTTTGATGTCAGTCTTACTGTCCATCCTAAACTAATAAATAACTAAATATATATAACTATGTACATTTGTGCGCGCTCTGAATAGGAGCGCGCTGTCGAACTTGTTTTTACACAAGTGCTACGCCCTACTTTAGGTACGTATTCCGATCTTGTCGGACCACAGGCTAAATGCCCTACTTATTACTAAGTAGTATAACTGCTCAAATATCCACTCACCTCATTAAGGTGAACATAATTTCGCTAGAACCCCGATCTAGCGTTCGGTATGTAGAAACTACACTCTACATGTGTGTTGTAAAATGCCATAAGTAAACATTTTATTATTTATGCGCAACCTCTAAAAATGCTAATTCAAGTCGATATCTCCATGATATCTCTCAAACGCATTTAACTAGATTTATGCGCAACATAATAAAACATCTTCTTAC